CAGCTTGCAATGAAGCAGAAGGAAACGCCTCAGAAATTCGAGGGTTTAACATCTGACTTTGAGCAGAGTATAACGCAGTGGCAGTGTAGGAAGGTATGATTACATCACTACCTCTCCAAGCTTTGACACTGTTCTGGACACGACTATTTGGTCGCGAGTTGTTGTAGGAAACGGGATTTCCTAGATTTTGTTTTGTTTTCTTGTTATTGTTGTTTTGTTTTGTCATTTGTAGGTACTGCCTCTATGACCTGAGCGACTATCCATCAAAAGGAACCATACCAGTAATTCGGTATAGCACATTCAGATCTCAATCTTTACGTCTTACAGCCTGCACGATAAATCAAGTGCGGCGATTGCGTCTGGTGAGAGGCTTCTGAATTGCTAACTTTCAACCCTATGCTGGGATGGTGGAACCGTGTAGTCTGTCGACATTCTAGACAGGCGGTGAGATTCTCACCCACGCACCTATCCTTAGTACGGAAGTAAACCGTTTTGGTTCCTAAACCTTCTAACTACCTTCGCTCTGAGCATTCCTCCTTAGAGGAAATACTCAGAGATCGGTGTAAGAACACCGGTAGTTGAGGGATGGAAGTGAGACTTGAAGATCGCGTTTTCCTTAACCAAAAATTCAAAGGATTCGCCTTCCTGTGTGGAAGGGATCTTGCGAACAAGGTCGGACAATTCGACAATGTGTGACTGATTTCGATCATCACTCTTCTCGTCTACTCTAAGCTCAAGCAGTTTCCATGGGAAAGACAGAAGATTCTCTCTTTTCATTTTAGGAACGGTCGTCTTGCGGAAATCCTCGAGATGTTGGTAGGGTAACCTAACCTTCATCTCGGGACGTTCCAAATAGTCGATATCGTCCACTAAAATGGGAGTAAAGACATCTCTATCCTGTGGTTCAACAACAAATTCAGGTTGCGGTCCGATCTTAGGACCAATAATCCATCGTGGCTCATGATAAGCTTGAAGCTTGTGCTGTGACCTCTTAGTCACCAGTGCAATCTTCATAGCTTTGGAAGGATCTGCAAGATATAGTTCGTTCAAATAACTTGCATATCGCTCTTGGAAACTCGTAACCTTTATCTCCATCCCTGGGATTGGGATAAAGCCTAAACCACCTCGCTCAAAAGGAAGGAAGACATTAAAAGTCGTCTTCACTTCCTCACCCCGCTTAATGGTGCCGTCATGTCCCTTAAGATATTTTTTCAATCTTAAGTTCCTCCCGGTTTTCACCCTAGCAGTGGTCAGTTCCTCAATGGTCTTACGATGATAATGCATAAATCTCATGTGGGTCCTTTCCGGACAAACAGAGGTATGCACTACTTCATTGTAGTAATCCCAAAGAGGAGCAAGTTGAGCACCAGTGCGGCCAGTGATTTTACTCTGGCCGGTTAAGAGTCCCGCGTTGAGATATCCTAGATGACTGAACTCACCCGACCTAAAAGAATATAACTGAGAATTAACAGTTAAATAGGTTGAGTGAATATAGTTCTTTCCAAGGGATAACTCAAATCCAACATCATGAATTTCCTTTTGCCACACATCATAGAGCTGCTGATTGGCACGAAACAAAATATCGTCGCCATTCACAAGCACCGGTAGATCGAAAACTTCTACCGTTCGTCCTAGAAAGGTTTCTAGAGCTCTCCAGTAAGCCATTAAATTAACAACACACAGGATTGGGAAAGACAAAGTACTTCCCATCAACTGACCTGTTGTTTGGCTTATCGGACCGAGTCCAGACTTACTAGGATAGTGAACCTCTTGTTCATAAAGGACAGATCTTAGAACGTCCTGAAGAAGTAGACCTCCCGATTTATCCGATGACAAACTAGCCTCAAAGGCCATCTTTGTGTGTCGGATATCCAAGGAGTCAGTAGCGGATGAAAAGTCCCCACTGACCCAATCAGGAAAGTCCAGACCGAGTTTTGTTTCCCGATCTAAGAGATTCACCAAGTCCAATTGTTCTAAAGGTCGCCCAGTAAGGGCAAACTGAGGAAAGGTTTGGAGATGACGCCATAGAGCCTTCTGATAGAAACGACTACACCAATAGCGATACGAATCGCCCTTAGTGATAAGTCGGACTTTCAGTGGCTCCAAAACGGCAGACACCATAACCTTACGAGACCCCTCTGAAGCTAGACGAACAACTTCGTCAAAGCTGGGAGCCTCTCTTCCCCGGATTTCCTTTACGACCCCCGGACGAACTTCCACCATTGAGATAAGACCTTTTGGGAGTCTCTCCCGAATCCACTCTCGAGCACCACCAGTGGATCTTTTCGTTTGAAAAGATGCCGCTTTTGTTGCTTCAAAGAGCTTCTTCTTCGGATATTGAAATTTCTCAAAGATTTTCCAATACCGATATTGGTGGTCGTCATCTGGAGCAATACCTCGAGGGGGAGAACTAAGCGCCTCCCGATGACCTTCTAAGGACTTCTGAACGAAGTCCTCGGTCACAGGAGCGGCAGCT